CTCGAGCACCTTCCGGACCGGCCGGGCCGGCGTCGCCGCGGCTCCCTGCCTGACCGTCTGCGCCCTTCGGACCGACCTCGCCCTGCAGGCCCTTATCGCCTTGCGGACCGATGGGCCCGATCGCGCCGGGAGCACCGTCCGCGCCCTTCTCGCCGACAGGACCGCGCGCGCCGTCCGGACCTTGATCACCCTTCGCGCCGACAGGACCGACGTCACCCTTCGCACCGGGCTCGCCCGGATCGCCCTTCAGGCCCGCCGGACCGGCTTCACCCTTGTCGCCCTTGTCGCCCTTCTCTCCGGGCTCGCCACGAAGGCCCTGCGGCCCTGCGTCGCCCTTCGCGCCGTCGAGGCCCTTCTCGCCCTTCGGCCCTTGCGGCCCGTCAGCGCCTCGAGGACCGATATCGCCGATGTCGCCCTTCTGACCCTGCGGCCCTGGCGCGCCCGGTTTCCCGTCGACGCCGTCCTTCGCGTTCGGGAGCTCGCCGACGAGCTTCGCCAGCAGATCCGACAGCCGAGCCTCGAGCGACTTCTCGCGCTTGGCGAGGTTGCGCTCGAGCCACGTCTCGATCTGTTTGAACACGAGGTCCGCGAGTTCTTCGGTTTGCGCTGCAGCAGTTGCGGGCATGGTGTCAGTTCCTCGTTAGGGAGTGCATGTCGTGTTGACGCGTTCGGAGCCGTCCATTTCGGCGACGACGACATCATGCGAGTCGTCGATCTGCCTGAATGTCACCGTGGCCTGGTCAGGCCCCGTCTCTTGAATCGTCGTCTTGCCGGCCGCGACTGCGACGAGGATCAGCATGTTTTCCTCGGCCGTCTTGCCGTTCGCCATTACGTAATTCCACACAGCAGCCGGATCCTCTCCTCCGCCACCGTTGGCGGATACGTTGTCGGTGCAGTTGACCGCATCGGACGCGATACATGCGAGCACCGCCGCAGCGATTGTCGCGTCGATGACGATGATCGAGTCGCTCGCGGCGACCTGAATCACGAGGAGATCGTCGCTCTCGTCCTCGAGATCTATCCCGTCGGAGGCGTCGCAGTGATAGACGGAGCCGCCGGTGCTCGCGCTGTCGTCGACGTCGACGTCGTCGGTCGCGTCTCGATCGTTCGCGCCGGCAGTGTTCGCGGTGTCCTGCGCATCGACGTCGTCAGTCGCGGTCGCACCGAACTCGCCGGTAGTCGACGACTCGTCGGTCGCGTCGACCGAGTCATGCGCGGAGAGCTCGCCGGCGCCTTCGACGATCGATTCGTCGCTCGCAGCGATATCGTCGACGGCCGTCGAGTCGACTGCGCCGGCCTGCGTCGCCGCATCGGTCGCAGTGACGTCGTCGCTTGCGTTCGTCGTGATGACGACCGCGGGAGAGCTCGCGTCGCTCGTTGCGGCGGCGTCCGATGCGTCTGCACTGACCGTCGACTGCGTCGAGCTCGCGTCGCTCGAGGTGAGCGTGTCGGTCGCCGAGGGCGCGAAGGTCCCGACGCCGTCAGCGGCATCCGCTGCGGCCGCCGGGTCATCAGCCGTCGCGGCGTCGACCTGCTGCGCGGTAGAGGCATCGCTCGAGGTCGCGGCATCGCTCGCCGTCGACGAGACGACCGTCTGCGTGCTCGAGGAGTCACTGCTCGCCAGGGTGTCAGCAGCAGCGCCGTCGACGACGGTTTGCGTGCTGCTCGAGTCGCCGGCCGTGACGCTATCGCTCGCGGCATCAGCGACGGCGCGCACGGCTGTCGCCGAGTCGGTCGACGTGACCGAGTCGGCGGCGTCAGCGCTGACGACCTCCTGCGTCGAGCTCGAGTCCGAGGCGGCGATCGTGTCCGAGGCATTGCCCGAGACGACGGTCTGCGTGCTGCTCGAGTCGCTCGCGGCCACTGCATCAGCCGCAGCAGCGGCGACGACGTTCACGATCGTCGAACTATCGGTCGCCGTGACGGCGTCGGTCGCACTGGCCGAGACAACGGTCTGCGCCGTGCTCGCATCCGTCGCCGCTACAGCATCGCTCGCGGCCGCGCTGACGACTGTCTGCGTCGTGCTCGAGTCGGCCGCTGTCACACTATCGGCGGCCGTGCCGATCATCACCTTCGTCGTCGTCGACGAGTCCGTCGCGGCGGCCGCATCGGTTGCGCTCGAGGAAACGACCGTCTGCGAGCTCGACGAATCGGCGCCCGACGCCGCGTCGGATGCTGTCGACGACACGACGGTCTGCGTCGTCGAGCTCTCAGCGGCGGCGATCGCATCGGTCGCGCTCGGCGCGAATGTGCCGATCCCGGATCCAGCGTCGGCCGCAGCGACCGGATCCGATGCAGTCGCCGCGTCGGTCTGCTGCGCGGTCGCCGCCTCTGAAGAGGTGACCGTGTCGCTAGCGCTCGAGGAGACGACGGTCTGCGTCGACCCGCTGTCGGCCGCTGTGACTGTATCGGCCCCGCTCGACGAGACCGTCGTCTGCGTGCTGCTCGAATCGGTACCGGTGACCGAGTCGGTCGCGGAGCGGACTATCGTCAGCGGGCCGGAGGCGGAGTCGGTTGATGTCACCGAATCGGCGGCCGCGCTCGAGACGGTCGTCTGCGTGCTCGATGCATCCGTCGAGGTGACCGCGTCGGTTGCGCTGCTCGAGACGGTTGTCTGCGTCGTCGACGCATCGGAGGCGGCGACAGCATCGGCCGCCGCGGTCGAGACGACCTCCTGCGTCGTCGATGCGTCCGTCGCGGCGATCGCGTCGGCCGCGGTCGCTGAGACGACCTCCTGCGAGGTGCTCGAGTCGGCCGCAGTGATCGACTCCGTCCCGCCGTCGCCAGGGTACGCCGTCCCGCTCGGCGCGATCATGTCCCGGTCGAACAGGCCCGAGCCACCGCCGGCCATCGAGACATCGAACCACCCGGCGCCCGACCAGTCGTAAGTGTTCGAGCGGCCGCGCTTGCGGAGGCGCCGCTTTGGGCCCGTCACGAACGCCGGGAGCAGCCGGAAAGAGAAGATGACCGCCTGATTCTGAGAGCCGGTGTCGAGCGTGAAATTCCAGCCCGCTTGCGGCGACTCGGCCGAGTAGCTCTCGAGATAACCGCCCGAATAACCGAGCGTCGTCGTCGTGTCCTGCGCGGATCCGAGCGATGCGAATCCGCCGCTCGGCGGGTCGCTGATGTTGTCCGGATTGTTCCCGGTCGAGCCGTTGATCGAGAGGATGACGAACACCCCCTCGCCCGTCACGCCGGTCGTCGCGAACGTGCCGGAGTTGATCGATGTCCCGCTGAGGGACTCGGCCAGGACCGCGGCGCGCGCGAGGCCGAGGGTCGGCGAGATCTCGCAGAGTGTCCCGCTCGGATAGGCGAACGCCGGCGGCGACCATGTCAGGGTGTGCAGACCTAGCGACGCGCGCTCGAGGTAGTAGCAATACGAGTAGCAGGGCGCGCCGAGCGCGCCATGCAGCACGAAACCCCGCTGCCAGATCTGCCCCGTCGAATCGGTCGGGATCGTGTCGGCGCCGCCGACGTCGTTCGTCCCGAGCAGGTAGACGAGCGTGTCGCCCGCGACCTGCACCGTGATCGCTGGATTCAGCGGACCGGAGGTGCCGGCGACCGCGAAGGGGATCGACTGCTTCAGTGTCACCGCGCCGGGCTCCGGACGTCAGCGCTTCAGGTGAACTCTTCGACGACCCAACATCCAGCGGTCCCGGATCCGCCCGTGCGGACCGCGCTCGCGCCGGTCATCGCACCGCTGCCACCGGCGCCGAACCCGGTCGCATTGTTGCCATTGCCGGCAGCAGAGAGCGGGCCGCCGCCACCACCGAACGGGCTCGAGCCGCCGGCGCCCGATGCACCGACCGGCGTCGCGACGACGACGATGACGCCGTTCCCGCCATTGTCCCCGCCGCCGTTGACATCGCCATTCGTCGAGACCGCACCACCGATGCCGCCGCGATAAACGGTCAGCGCATTGACCGCTGTCGCGACCGGAGCTCCGACGCCTCCCTTCGCTGTCACGGTCGTCGCGCCCACGACGAAAGTCGAGTCGCCACCGGTGCCGCCGAGCGCGCCACTCGCGCCAGCGCCGAGGGCTCCGATCGTGAAAGCATAAGCAGTGTTCGGCGAGACGTCGAAGATCTTCTCCGCGTATCCGCCGGCGCCGCCACCGCCGCCGGCAGAGGCCGCAGAAGCGACGCTCGTGCATCCGGCACCGCCGCCGCCGCCGCCGACGCCGCGGATGCGGATCTTCTTCGTGTTCGGGCCGGTCGTGAAATTGCCGCTTACCGTGAGCAGCGTCTCGCCGATGAACTGTCCGCTCCCGGTGTTGATCTTCTCCGCGCCGTCTGAGCCGAAGTAATGGGGCACGCCGAGCTCGTCGATCACGACGAACTCTCCCGGCGCGAGAGAGCCTTTCCAGAGGCGACCGGTATTCGTGCCGTCGTATTGCTCGATCGTCACGACGTTCGTCACCGTGGTCGACTCGTTCGCGACCTCGATATGCTTCACGTTGAAGATATCGGTCCCGGTCGGCGCCGCGACGAGCGTCGTCGTCGTCGCCGTCGTGATGTCGGTGATCTGATCGCCGATCGGCGTGTATGCCGGCGTCGTTGTCGCCTTGACCCCGGACCAGACGCCGGAGATCTGACCGACCGCGCTTGTGACGATGCGGATCAGAGTGCTCGTGTCGGTAAGGTTCATCATGGTCCGGGGTCTCCTCGATTACGCGCTATAGGTCACCGACACATTCACGACGTCGGTGCTGACGACGATTCGGTCGCCACCGGTGAAGAGCACGGCGTTATAGAGGATGCCGGTCGTCCCGTCCTTCGTCGAGACGGACGATGCGAACATCCCCTTGATCGTGCCGCCGCCGCTGAACGTGAAGGACGACGCAGCGGAGGTCGCCTTCGAGCCGGCCGAGGCAGAGGCGAACGTCAGGGCGACGCGCGTGCTCTGCGAATAGTTCGGCGCGTTCGTCGGGCCCGCTTCCGTCCATCCCGCATGCGATGCCATCGTGTCGCCCACCGCGACAGCGCTGTAAGAGACCGAAGAGATCAGCCCGCAATACCATGCAGCGGTGTAGCTCGAGCCCGCGAAATACTTGTCGAGCAGGTCGTTTTTGCCGCCAGTCGTGACGAGGTTCTTTCGGACCTCCGTCCATCCCGGCTGCATGAACTCCTCGATCATGCGATCGTGCAGCGCCTGCGATCGCGCCGAGTGCTTGCCGCTCGGCTTCTTCAGTCGCTCGATCTTCGTCTGCAGCTTCGAGAGGGCCTCGCGATCGACGCCGTCCTTCGCGGTGTAGTGCTTGACCGTGAAGGTCGCGCGCGGCGCGTGCGAGAACTCGCTCGCGACGGCCTGACCGACCATTGCGAGGCCGGCGATCGCGACTGCGGCGATCCCTTCGACGACGCGGCGGAGCTTGCTCTTCAGTTTCTTCGGCGTGTTCATTCCGCACCTCCTTCGGTCTTCACGGCCGGCGCATCCGCCGCGGGCTTCCCCTCGACGTTCTCGGCCGACTCGTCTTCGTCGACCTCCTGCGCCGGCGGTTCGATGTGCTCGTCGATCCGGATCGACTGCCCGGAGTGAACGAGGAACTCGTCGCTCGTTCCGGCGCGCACGATGTCGACGCCGTTGTCGTGCCGCTCGCGGCCGTCGTCGACGATCTTCTGACTCGTCACGGCGACGTCGCGATCTTCCGCGGTCACGGTGACTCGGATGCTCTTACCCATTGGGTCCGGTCCTTTCTTGCGTTGATGGGTGTCACCACCCGGAGGGGAAATACGTGTTCCGCTTCGTCGACGGTGCTGTGATCACGCCGCCGAATCCGGCCGCGCCGGCGGGACCCTTCGGGCCCTCGAGGTCGACCGCGTCGCCCCATTCGTCGCCGTCCGGGCCCTGCTCGAACTGAAGCGCCGTCCCTTTCCAGCGATGACGCGGCATCGGGCCGACGTCGCCTCGAGGCCCGATCGATCCTCGATCGCCTCGAGGTCCTGCAGGGCCGGGCTCGCCGTCCTTTCCGTCGATCGCATCGCGGCCAGGACGCCCGCGTTCGCCTCGAGGACCGACGGGACCCGGACCGCCGTCGAGACCGTCTCGTCCGTTCTTTCCATCGAGACCGTCGACGCCGTCGCGGCCGTCGATACCTGCAGCGCCGACCTTTCCGTCGAGTCCGTCGCGACCATCGCGGCCCGGCCGCGTTTTGCGCGGCGCGTTCATTCGTCGCCCGCCAGGGTGAAGCGCTTCATCAGCGCGTCCGCGAACTCGCGAGTCGTCGCGTCGGCCTGGCTCGCTCGCTCGAGCGCGCGGTCCTCTTCGGCGCGGTCCTCGACGAGCGATCGAACCGACGTGCCGATCGTCAGGAGCTCGGCGCGCAGATCCTCGAAGAGCTTCGCGGGTGCGGGCTCCACGTTCGGATCGTTCGCGGGCTTCGCCGGCGGCGCCGGCGCGGGAGGCGCGGCCGACTTGAACGGGTCATCCGATGCGTCGCGCTTCGCGAGCGCCTCGAGCGAGTAGTTCTGCTGCTGCGAGAGCGGTGCATCGCCGCCAGGAACGGGCCCGAGATTGATCCGCCGGCGGCCTTCGTTCGGCGCCATCAGCGACGCGTCGACCGCGGTCTTCAGCATCGTCACGAGTCCGCTCATGTTCATACGCAGCAGGTCGTCGAGGTTGAATCGGACCGCGTATTGCTTCGTCTCTTTCGGCGTGTCGAGCCCGAGGCCTTCGGTCAGCAGCGTCTCGACGGCGACCATATGGCTTTGCAGGCAATCGGAGTAGTAGATCTGATTCAGGTCCTCGACCTTCTGCCCTTGCGGGATCGCGCCGGCGCCGATCTTGAACGGGGGGACATGGAACGTCGTGCAGATCATTTCGGCAGACATCTTTAGCTGCTCGTTCATCTGAGCATCCATCGGCGAAATCGTCATCGCCTGATATTTCAGGTCGTCGCCGAGGACCGCGATCTTCCCGAGCTTGTCGCCGCCGAAATTCTCGTCCCAGTGCTTTTTAATGCGATCGGCCGTGTCGTCGCTGATGTCACCCGGCGCGGTCAGAACGCCGCTCGGCCGACTCATGTTCCCGAAGAACTTCGCCGAGTTCTCCTGAATCTTGAGGCCCTGCATCGCGGCGAGCCCGCTTGCGAAGATCGGCGAGAGTCCGACAAGCGGGTGAAAAAGACAGTTGAATCGATCGTGGATGATGTTGTCGGCCGGGACATAGGTCACGGTCGGGTCATCGCCGAAGGTCACCTCCGCGAGTCGATCGGCGCCGATCTGGTACCAGACGGCGCCATTCGCAGCGACGAGAGGCTTGACGAGGTGCGGGTCGAGCACGTGCATCCGGATAACGACCCCGCGGTCGTCGAAGACCTTCAGGATGTAGGCGTTCCCGTGGCCGAGCTTCGATAGCCCCCAAGACTCGATGAATTGCTGCCTCGTCTGATAGTCGTTCGGCTTGCGGATCACCGGCGAGAAGGCCGCGCTATACGCCGGCTTCTCGATGCCGCTCCCGCCCATCGCGATAGACACGAGGTCGAGCCGGATCTTCGCGACGTCGCTCGCGATCAGCGTCATGCACGCCCAGATCGCCCAATTCGTGTTTACGCGACCGCGGTCGATGTGCACGTCCTTCTGCCAGTCGCCGAGGTGCCGGTCGCTGTCGAAGATCGTGCGCCATCCGCGATCGTTCACGCTCGCCAGGAGCGCCGGGATCGCCTTCAGCTTCGCGACAGCCCGGCGCGCATACCGTGAGACTCGAGCGATCGTGTTCATTCGTCCTCGGCCCGCATGTCGCGCCGTTGATAGATCCCGCCGTCGCGCGGCGCGAGCGGCGTCGACGACTCCGGAACCGCCGGCGCGGCGGCCGTCTCGGCGGCCGGAATATTTTCGGGAATCATTTCTGCTGATCCGGATGAAGTCTCGGCCACCGGTGCCGGCGCGGAGGCTGCTGCGCTCGAGCTCGAGCGGCGGCCACCGGTGCCGCGGCCCTTCGCCGGCGCCGGCGCCTCGGCCACGGGCGCGGGTGCGGCGGCCGGCTTCACGCGGACCGCGGCCTTCGCGAACTCGAGGACCTTCGCATCGGTCTCGCCGCGCGCATCGAACTCGACGTCCTTCGGGACGCGCCTGCTCGCATAGACGAGGGAATTCTTCAGAGACTTCATTCGGATCGACATCGCTCGCTCTCCTGCTTGTTCGGAAACGGGCCCGACCTCTCGGCCGGGCTCGGTTGCGTCAGATCGTCAGGAGACGATCAGGAGATCACGCCGCCGTATTCGGCATTCGACAGCAGCGCGACGGCGCCGGGCCGACGAATCTGGTAGTTGATCCGGCGGGTGACCCTGAACCCGATCGAATCCTCTTGCCAGAGCGAAACCATGTTCGCAGTTGCGGCCGACGGCGTGTCGGTCGCGCCGGTCGGCGCGGTGTCCTGCTCGACCATGGCCGAATCCGACATCGAGATCTCGATGCCGCTGTCGCCGATCTTCCAAATGTCTTTCGGACGCAGGAGGATCCAGTCGCCCGGCGTGACGTTGTCCCCGGTGTAGACCGGATCGCCGAGCAGTTCGCCGCCCGTCGCCTTCAGCAGCGGGAATTCCGTCTGCCCGAGAGCGTTCACCATCAGCGAAATTGCTTTTGCCATCGACGGAGTCATGATCTGCACGAGGCCGCTCGCCGTCTTCGCCGTCAGGAACGACGAGTAGAGGGAGAGCGCATCGTTCCGCACCGCCGCCGCGTCAGCGCCGGACGGCGCGAGCGCAGAAACGCCGTTCAAGATGCCCGCCGGGGACACGCCCGCCGAGGCCGCGGCCGCCGACAGGAACGTCGTGTCGACGCGTTGCGCACTTGCTTCGCCGAGCATGTCGCGAATGTAGAGCTCGATCGACGGATCCGAGTCTGCGATGACCTCCTTCGATGCGACCGCGATCGCGCCGACCTTCAAGGGCTTCAGATCGACGTCCGAGAAACTCCCGTTCGTGACCGGGATCGCCTTCGACTGGCCGACCCAGTAGCCCGTGGCCTGCCCGTCCTGGCCCTTCACGTGCACATTCGCCGGGACCGGACGCAGCGGCAGCTTGTCGAACACGGTGAGCGAATAGATGAACTCGACGAAATCGCCGTTGTAGCGAGTGTCCGACTGCACCAGTTCGGCGCCGGGCTCGCCCGAGCCGGAGCCGAATCCGGGAACGGCCGCCTTGATCCATGCGACGAGATTCGGGTGCGTCTTGCCCCAGCGCTTTTGCGCCCAGTCGCCCGCGCTGATGAAGTGACCTTCCTTCATCGCGATGAAGACGGCCGCCTTCGCCATCGCGAGGCGCGTCATCGCCTGACCCTTGAACTTCTCGTCCGGATCCTGGCGCTTCACGTAGCCGAGCGGGCTGCGCGAGCGCGAGCCGGCCTCTGCGTCTTCGCCGCTCACGCCCTTCAGGCTCGGGACCTCGCGTTCCTTGAACGTCGCGATCCGCAGATCCTGCTCGAGCGTCTTCACCTCGCCCTCGAGGACGTCGAATTCGTCCTGCTCGGCCTCGGTCGGCGCGCTTGCGCCGTCCTTTTGCCATGCTTCCATGATCTCGCCTTGGCGAGCCTTCTTCGTCCGCAGTTCCTCGCGGAGTTGTGCTGCTGTCTTCATCGTTGATGCTCCTGTGCGGCGCGGTGCGCCATTGCGGTTTGATCCCGTGTCGCCGGGCAGGGAATGATCGGCCGCCCCAGACTTGCGACCTGTAGCGGTCATCTGAGCGGTGTCGATCGATTTGATGCGGGTGATCGTTGCCTCGGCGTTCGCCGGGATCGTCACCGCGGAAAGCTCGAGCCAGTCCCATTCGAGGATCTCGTAACCCCAAGTGCCCTCGATGTCGGCCGTCTTCTTCGGCCGGAACCCGATCGAGAGCCCGGCCACAAGGCCCGCCTTGATCGATTGCCACGCCTCATCGAGACGGTCCTTCAGCTTGCCCGGCGTCGGTTCATCGTAGATCTCGACGTCGACCTCGATCTGATCCTTCGACACGCGGACCACGCGGACCCATCCGATCGGCTGCTTCGAGTCGTGCTGCCAGAGGAACGGGAACGGCGTCTTATAGATCGCGCCGGCCGGGACGACGATGTCGTCCATCCGGTCCGGCGTGATCGTCGACGCGATGCCGGTGAACTTTCGGGCCTTGCCGACCTCGTCGACGACGGCCTTCACCTTCATCGTCGCCCATGCGCGGTTTGATGCTGGCGGACGTGCGAGTGCGGGATTCGGCATAGCGGGATCTCCTGAAGTGGGCGCGCGCGGCGCCCGCTGTCAGCGGACCGCTACGCGAAGAAAGCGCGGAACTTCTTCTTCCGAGGCTTGGGGTTCATCGCCATCAGTGCGACCGCATCGAAGGTCGCCATCAGCGGATCGATCTTGCAATTGCCGGCGGCCTGCTTCGTGATGATCACGGCGTTACCGCGCGGCTCGGCTCTGGCACTGCCGACGGCGAAATTCATCAGCTTCGAACCGGAGTGCTCGATCTTCTTCGCGAGCAGTTGCCGCTCGACCGTCTTGATCGCGCCGACCAGTTTCCAACCCTGCGGGATCCCGATGATGCGATCGTGATCGATGCCGGGACCGCCCTCATTCTTCTTCTTCGTGCACTCCTCGACGATCGAGCCGATGCCGGCCTGATCGACGCCGAGGCGATCGAGGAGCTCGCTCTTCTCGACGCGCTTCACGATCTCGACGAGCTCCTCGAGATCTTGACCGGGCATCGCGCAGATCGTCAGCGTGCCCTCTTTTTCGAACTCGCGGAACTGCGTCACCGTCTGTTTATGCCGCTCGAGGACGCTCTCGTGCGCCCACGCATGGACCCAGAGAAGCCAGTTCTTCGTTAGCTCGCAGCGACCGAGCACCGCCAGGCCGAGCAGGTCATCGAGGCCGCCGCCGTCGATCCCGATCGTGATCACCTCGGACCGGCGCAGCACCTCGTCGAGCGTCATGACAAGGTCCGCGCATGCTTCCCAGTAGTCGGCGCCGACCCATCGCTGACCCATCAGCGACATTCCGATCTGGACGTTCCAATGCTTCGACAGCACGATCCGCACCTTGTCGGCGCCGCCGATCTGCGCCTTCTTCAGTTCGCGCAGCAGGAATGCCTCGTCGACCGATGCGCCGAGGTTCGGGTTCGTGACGTAGAAAAACTCCGGCTTCAGGTAGTCCTTCCGCTCGAGCATCGCGTTCGGATACTCGTATAGGACCGGCAGCATCTGCGGGTCGTCGATCGTCCCGTCGCGCACGCCGCGCGCGTATTCGAGGCGATCTGCGAACACGCCGGCCGGAGGCTCGTCGGACTGCGTCGAGAGGTAGATCACGAAACCCTCGGGCCGCGAAGCGAGACCGCCGGTCGCCTCGAGGAGCATTGCATAGGCTCGCGGGTTCTTTCCGAAGAGCCATAGCTCATCGACGAGGACGACCGCGGCCTTCTTCCCGCCGACGACATCGGAGTCCGCGGCGACGATCTTCAGCGTCGCGCCCGAGTTGCGGTGCGTGATCGTCCTGATGTGATCCTGAATGTGAAAGAGATCCTCGAGCTCTTCGTCGGCCTTGATCATGTCGCGGGCCGGGCCGAACGAGTTGTCGGCGATCTCTTTCGTCGGCGCCAGGATCAGGAACTCGGCAGACGCGCGCCAATTCAGGATCAGGACGGTCATCATGATCCCGGCCGCGTCCGTCGACTTTCCGTTCTTCTTCGAGATCAGCAGCAGGAACTCGCGGATCAGTTGCCGACCCGTGTCGCGATCGTACGCACCGAAGATCGCGGCGACGAAGTCGAGGACCCACGGTCGCGAGAGATCTCCGAGAAGGCCGCCGCCGGCGTCGACCATGCGGAGCGCCTTGAACACCTCGAGGCCTGCAGCGGCTGACTCCGGGAACAACGGTTCGAACGGGATCAGCGATCGGCCTTCGACGATCCGCTGCTCCCAGTCTAGGCACGCGGTCGACCAGACCGGCCGGTCGCCGCTCACGAGCTCGTTTTCCCGCCGGGAACGACTGACAGCGGCGGCGCGCCAGGAGCAAACCGGCTCGAGCCCTGCGTGACAGCGGCGGCCTTCTTCTTCCGCTCGTCCTTCAGCCCCATCCCGGCGTCACGCAGCTTTGCGTGCGTGTACGGTGCGGCCGCCATCGCCGCGCGCATGCGCGTCTCGAGCGGGAGTTTCTTGTTCCGCTGCACCGCCTTCAGAAAGTCGAGCGGGCTCAGATCCGCATCGAGGTCGTCGGCCTCGGGCAGCACTGCGCCGGATCCTGGCGGAGGCTCCGGCGTCGCCGGCGGCGTTGCTTCGACTTCCGGTTTCGGGCCCACCTTCGAGGCCTTCGCCGCGCGCTTCGCCTTCTCGATGCCAAGCCGCGCGCGCCGCTGCTCGAGCGTCTCGTCCTTTCGGCGACGCCCGGAGCCGATTCGCGAGCCTCCGCGCGGCATCAGACGCACCCCCCATCGACCCACGCTCGACCGGTCGCTGACCCGGCCGGCACCAGAACCCGACCACTGCGCGACGTCGCGGCGGCGCGTCGTGTCCACCGTGCGACCGGGCAAGGTTTCAAACGTACGAAAAATTTTCCGCGAACGAGGCCGCGGCTGGTCCGGAAAGCGAAGTCATTCCGCACGGCCGAACACCCCCCCACCGCCGCCGGCCGCGACGCGCGCGCGGTCCTCATCGGTCTTGCGTCGATGGCATTCGAAGTTGATCGCCTGAAGGTTCGAAGGGTCGTCGACCCCATCCATCGAGCCCGCATGCAAGAGGCGCCATTCCTCTTTCGAGACGACATGGTCGACCTGCGTTGCAGGGCGCAGTCGGAGCTCGCCGCCCTTGCATCGCCGGCACTGGCAGATGTGATTGTCTCGCTCGAGGATCTGCGGCCGCAGCTTGTCCCATTCGGTCCCGTAGCCTCGAGCATGTCGGGATGCACGCCTATCGTCCTGCCAGGAGGGCGAGGAGGCGACGTTCACGTGACCGCCGAGCATGCGCACGCTCGGCTGCAGTTGCTTGATCCTCGGGCCCGTCACAGCGCCGACCCTGGCTCTCGGGGAGCGCCGTCAGGGCCGCCGTCTAGGTCCGTCGGTGCAGGTCCGTCGTCCTCCTCGGCCAGGGCCCGCAGCAGATAGTCGAGCTTCTGCTCGATGCGCGCCAGGGTGACCACGGTCGAGAGGGGAGCGATGTCAGCACCTCCGTCGACCACGATCAGCCGGGCCTCGGGGATGAGCTCGAGCACGTGTGCACGTATACGCTTCGCCGCCTCGAGCGATACCTCCTGAGTTTGCCTCAGGACGAGGACATCACCGAACCTCTCGGGCAGCACCTCAAGGCCGAGGGCGCCGACCGCTTTCGCGAGCTCTGGCACGGGGACCGACCCGCTCTCGGCGGCGAGTCGGAGAAAGGCCTCGAGGCCGGAGAAGTCAGGGAGCGGACTCATCGGACCGACTTTCGTTCGGCCACAGCGGCGCCTCTACTGGGTGACGTTGGTCCGAGGGTATCGGATGGGGCGGAAGTGTAGCGCACAGCGTTCTCCGTTCGAGGTTCAAGAGCCTTCACAGCAGCGGCGCCGGCGATCTCCTCCTCGCGCTCGA